ATGTTCCTACAGTGTATTTTTGAACTGTTGTACTTTTTGCAACTGTTGTATATCTACTTGTATATGCTAAAGATATCCATCCTAAATTTGTTTTTCCAAATCCATTTGACTCTGCTAATATAGTTACTATTGAATTTTTAGCATAGCCACCTATTCTACTGTATGATATACTAGCTCCACTTCTTATATTCAATCCACCATTTGCTGTAATTCTAACTTGATAATTTACTGTATTTACATTAGATTCTACTTTATCTGTTACTACTGTTGTAGTTATATTTTCCTTTATGTCTGTTCTATCATTTTTGAAACAGAAGAATTTTTGATAATTTGCATACTCTCTAAAATTTTCTATTGATACATATACTGTATTACCTTTTACTTCTGCTTTGCCTATACGGCTACTTGTTGAGAATTTGCCACTATATAAGTATGGGTCATATACTTTTATATAATCTCCTTCTACCCCTATTAGAACAATAAAATGTCCTCCATATGTAAATAAGCCTTGATTGCAACTTGCTATTATGTAGTTATTATCTTTTAATTTTGCTATTGCATCATCTAATTTATAACATTCACTATAGCCTATATTAAATACATCTGCTGTCCATTTGAATGCTGACCAATATGTTCCTTGATTTGCACTTCTATAGCCATATTGCATATATAAATTAGCCATTTCATTTGGTGTTATATTTCCTTTTATAGAACTTACTACCATTGCACTTGAAGTTGGTCCACATCCACTTGTTCCTATTGTTTGTGTACTATTTCCTACACTAGAATACATTTGATTTTTCCATCTATTGTCTAATTGTGAATAATATGTTAATCCTGCATATTCTCCAACTTGAACATTTGGTGTTTTTTCAGATCCTTCATAAGCTACTATTCCTTGTTCTTCAAATCCTTCTGACTCTGTTTCTTGTACTTCTAATGATTGCTCATCATTTTCCGTTAGCTGTGGAATTTCTGTACTAGATTTATTTATTTCATCTACTACTGTACTTATTGCTTTTGATATTTTATTTGTATCAACTTGTCCTGTTTTATCATACTCTAAATAACAATTTAATAATAAAACACTAGCACATAATATTGATATTATTAAGCCTATTGTTCGTTCTTTGCTTTTAAATATATTTTTTAATTTATCTTTCATTATAATCACCTCTTACATAAATTTACTTAATCCTAGTGCAAAAGCTATTGCTGTTAATACTATTCCTGTTATAAAAGAAATTACTTTGCCTTTTACTTGTTTCTTTGTTTCTTCATAGTCCTTAATTGGCTTTTCTTCGATTATTTTTAAGCGTTCATTCATTTTATTTTGTTCTTCTCTCATTGCTTTCATTTCTGTTGCTATTTCTCTTACACTTAATGTTAAGTCGTATATATTTTCTACTTTATTTTCAACAACATCTATTCTTTTTGTATTTGACTTTTCTCGTTCTTCCAGATGTGCTACTTTTTCAATTAATTCTGTATCTTGCATTACTTCTCCACCTCCAAATTTATTTTGTTCTTTTCCATACAAATACAGCCATATATGGAATCGCATGTGTGTGTGAATTTAAACTGTGTGTATGGTTTGATAATGTATGTGTATGACCTTTGCCTCCACCTGTAGTTCCTGTACTTTGTGTATTATTTGTATCGACACCGCCTCTATTTGTTCCAGCAGCATAAACACCACCAATTTTTTTAAATGTTGTATGACTATGTGCTGGAATTTGGTCTATTGTTAAAGTTGTACTACCTGTAACATTTGTACTTGGTCCTCCTGTACTTCCACTTGATGCTCCTGTTGAAGTTCCAGTTATAGATGAATTACTTACACTATTTACCGCACCATATAAAAATCCACCTTTCATTCTTTCCCATGTTCCTCCAAATAAAACTGATGGCTCTGTGCTACTTACACTCATATAAATACTACCAACAGGGTAAATTTTATTTACTATCGCACTTGCTAAATTTGTTCCTAATCCTGTAGCATTTATCTTTCCATTTACTTGAAGTTTGCTTCCTTCACTTGTATTATATTGCTGTCCAATTGCTACATTGTTTTTATATATTGCTAATGCTGGATTTCCAGATGATAAAATAATATTATAAGTTGCACTTGATAACTTGTCCGCTAATATCAATTGAATATCAAAAGAATTTGCAACACTAAATCCATCTGTTCCTGCATCTCCTTGAATATTTAAACTACCAGTAATTTTATTTCCAGATATTGTATAAGTTAATGTTGTTTTACCATCAATCCAAGTAGAGCTAGAAGTAGTTTTATATTTATATTTACAACTAGTTATTGCATTTGCCACACTACCAAAACTTGCATTCCAAAATTCTCCTTCAAAGTTTAAAGTTGTTATTGTTCCAATATTATTTTGTCTAGTTGCTGATAGTGATTTTATTTTTATATTGCTATATTTTTTTATAGTTGCTGTTTTGCTTACTTTTGTACTATTTCCTCTACTGTCAATTGCATATAAATCTATAACATTGTTATTAACTTGATTAATACTCATATTAACATCAGCACTTGCATTATAATTTGCTGTAGTATTTTTTGTACCAATTAATAACTTGTAACTTTTCATTGTTGCACTATTTTTTGCTGTAGCCTTATTTGCTGTACTAATTGTTGCTTTTACATTTGAATAACCATTTACTAAAATTTGATTATTTCCAGTTAAAGCTGTTATTGTAGTATTTGTATCTTGATATGTAAAATTATTAAATGTTGGATTACTATTTGTTACTATAAACGTAAAATCTTTTGAGTTTGTATATGATTTTCCATTTGCTGTTGTTGTTAAAATGTATCTTGCTTTATATGTATTACTGTTTGGAGTTAGTGGGTATATTTTACTTGCCGTTGGTGTTATTGCTTTACTTGTTCCAGTTACAGTTCCATAATCTATTATTACTGAATTATCTGTCTTACATAATTTTAAACTTGTACTTGCTCCACTAGGATTTGCCCAAGTAATTGTATGTGCAGAGCCTATATTAACATTTGGTACAGAACTTAAAGTAGCAATTTGATGAGTTGTCACTTCTATACTATTAGACTCACTATATAATTGACTATCTGCTCTTTTTACTCTTATTTTTAAAGTATATTTAGTGTTTGGAGATAATCCACTTACATTTATTGGAGATGTCAAAGCATAACCACTTTCCCAAGCTCCACCATTTTTACTAACCCAAATTCCATCTATTGTAGCATCTGCCGAATAATTTAATTTAACACTGTTTACTGTTTTTGAATTTAGAGAAATACTGGCTTTTGCATACCTTGGAATTGTACTTAAATTCATACTTCCACTAGCACTAGCATTTCCACAAGTATAACTTTGTCCTGAACCATCATTTACAGAAAAGCTGTAATTTATTGATTTTGTTCCATCACTATTATGTGATACTGTTTGACTTCCAGTTCTTATTGTTAATGTTGAACCAGCTGAATACGATGGAATTGTTCCTGAATAAGAAGTACCATTTATCGAAATACTATATGTTATACTCTTCCAATTACTCCAAGAGTAGCTTGCTTTATATATTGTAAAACTAAAACTTATTTCAGAAGTATTATTAGCTGTACTTGTTGATGTTTCATTTACTGTTAATTTAAATTCGTGTGAGTGCTTACTTCCATAAGCTGTTATTGTTCCCATCTTAGCCTCCTAATCCTGTAAGCCAAACTTGACTTCCAATTTGTTGAATTAATAATACGTTAATTTTTGCTTGTTCTTTTACCTCTAGTTGTTTTGTATAAACACCTTTATCAGTCATTTCTGCTACTCTTTCATTTGTAGAACTATTGAATGTTCTGTTTCCATCTGCATCAATTCTCGTATATGTGTTTTTGGTACTAGAATTAATTTGAATACCTTTTCCTATTTCAACTGTGTCTGTTCTTGTTTCATTAGCATTTTGTGTCCATATATTTTTTTCTACTCCCATTGAAACCATTAAATCTGAAATATAATATGATGCTACTGTATCACTACCAATTTCTATTTTTATATTATTACTTGTTATTTCAACAGGAATTATTTTTTCAATCCAATTGTTTATTTCTCCATCTAGTTTATATTCAACTTCATTTATTTTTACATAACCTGTAGCATCTGTTTTTAATTTGTAATAATTAAAGCTTATGACATATTGTCCATTCTTCACAACTTGTGATTGAATTGATACTCCTTTATTTATCAAATAACCTTCATCACTAACATTATTTTGTTGTATTAAAGTATTTGTATACTCTTCTAATGTTGCCTCACTATCTTGTGTTTGTCCTCTCCAGTATTCTTTCGCATAAAAGAATATGTTACCTCCACCTGTTTCTTTAGCTTGTAATGTTATTCCTTCTATAGTGTGCTTTAATTCATTTACTTTTTCTGTTAGCTCATCTTTTGTTGCAACTTTCTGTGTAAATCCATCTATATCTTGTTGTGCTTGTGTTATTTTTTCCTCATTTTCTGTTGTTTCCTGTACTAATTGTGTTATTTTTCCATCAATTTGATTTATTTCACTTTGTACTCTTTTGATTTTATTTGAGTTTGTTTGTTTTGTTTGCATACTTTCTTGTTCTGTTTTAGCTTGTACTTTATTATTTATACTTGCTTTAAATTTACCAGCATACTTTATTTCTCCTTGATATAAAACTTTTTTACCATCAATTACTAGAATGTCTCCAATATCATAAGCTGGATCTATTATTGTTTCTCCCTCAAATGTGTATACTTCAAAATCTTTTATTTGATTATAAATATTTTCTACTTGCTCACTATCAACTATATACATATTGTTTTGGTCAATAAATACTGTTGCTTGTGTTTCATCTCCAAATTTATAATTTTGTATTCCATCTTCATAAGAAACTCTACTTACTTTTAGCTTATCTCCCCAAGTAAAATCACCAAATAAATCAACATTGAAATTGATAGTATCTTCTCCAAATGTTTTTATGTATAATTTTCCATCTCTGCCTATTACAGCAAATCCACCTGCTTGTTCTGCTATATAACCTAAATATGTTCTTGCTGTTACAGTATTATCATATACTGCTATTTGTTTTTCTGAATTAAGAAAAGAAGTAGAACCTAGTTCTACTCCTGCTTTTTGGCATATATCTTCTAAAACTTCTAACATAGTCTTTGGATATGTTAAATTGCTACCATCATATTTGTTATCTTCAAATTTTTTCATATAGTCTGTAGCTTTTATTTTTACTTTAAACTCATCATCTTCAATTGGTTTCTGAATTGTAAACTTTCCTATTGGTACAATCTCGCTACCACATGTTGTTTTTAATACAGGAGATATACTATCTGTACTGTATATGTGTGTTGTTCCTTCATACGTTGTTGCATGACTTAATTCTTTTGCTATTTCTTTTTGTTCTTCTGTAAATGGTAAACGTTTTGGTGTTGATAGTTTATAATATACAATTACTGGTGTTCCTTCATCACATTTTGATTTTAGCCAAGTTTTAAATTGTTCTACTGTTGTGTACTTACTTATCATTATTCTAACTCTGCTATGTTTCCTTATTGTTACACAATTATCAATTAACCAACTTGAATCAAAACCAACTCCTTTAAAATAATTTGACATTGTTCTTATTACAGTATCATCATCATTTATATATACTGCATTAACGGATAAACTAAATTGAGCAATTCCATTATAAATATCATCTAAGTTCCAATTTTCATTTCCTTTAAAAACTAGTTTTTCCCACACATGCACTTCTTCTTCATTGTCCCAATCAAAATAATCTCCTTCTAACATTTCTTGTTGTACTGGTAAAATATAAGATTGTTCTTGATGAGGTTCGTATGAATATATTTTATTTCCTACTTCTAATTGTAATAAATAATTATTACTTGTTATATAACTCGCTTGTGCACTATATGTTCTTATAGAGACATATTCTTCATTGTTCCCAATTGTTATTGTTTCTTCTCCACTGTATCTTGTAAAATTTTTATTTTTATCAAATAGTACATATACTACTTTTCCTACATAATTTTTATTTTTATCAAATAATCCACCTATATAAGTTTTTCCTTTTTCTACTTTTATTTGTTTACTTGAAACAAAATTTGTATCATACTCGAATACTCCTGTGTTATTCCAATAGCCTTTTTGTATATCTCCAACAAGATTTTTATTACATTTTATTACTTTGACAGAATTATTAACTGTTTTTATCTCACTTGGGTAGTCTTGATTTGGAGCAGGTATTCCTCCTACATATGGCTCCCATTCTACAACTGTTGGATTATCTGTTTGCTCAAATTGTGCTTTAAATTTATAATTGTTTAATGTAGTTCCACTTTCTATTCTAAAAATCAACAATCCCATTGATAAATTTTTATCTTTTGTTGCTGGCTGTCTAGCATCTACATTTAATAATTGACAAGACCACCCAGTCCAATTTTGATTTTCATCTTGCATATAAATCATACATTTATCACTACTAATACTTCCACCTAAATGGAATGTTTCTAATTGATATACTTTATTTGCTTCAGATTTTATAATACTTCCAAAATGCACATCAGCTTTTGCTGTAGCTGTTCCATTCACAGTCCATATTTGAGTATTTTCATCATAACTATATGTTATTCCATTTATTGTTCCACTTTTAGATGCTCCAAAATTCAAAATATTTTTTCCACTATATGTCTTTTGCTTATGATTTCCACTTATCTCTAAATTAAGTGGTATTTCTTTCTCTTCTTTTAGTGTTATTTCTTCTCCTTCTGTTACTACATCATTGTGATATTTTATTCCTGTTTCAACATATACTTCATTGTAATTCTCTGGTAAATCTCTTTTATCTATTTCAAATTCAATATCTTTTTCAGGAGTACAACCTAAACAAAGTTCATTATTGTTAAATAATTCAGATTTAGAACTAAAATCTATAATATGATTAGGTTCAATTTTATTTCCATCTATGTATATATTTAATTCATGTTGTGTTGAATCTTCTAATATTTTTTCTTTATAACCTTTACTTGTATTATACATTTATAGCCTCCTATGAATTTGCATTTTTTGAAGCTTGTTTTTGAGCCTCTGTTAGTTCTTTTTGCATTAAATTAAAAGAACACTTCCATCTTGTTTTGGAAGTGTTCGTATTTAATTCTGTATCTATCATTTCTACTTTTCTTTTTGAAACTCTAAACTTTGCTCCTTCTAAAAATCCACCATTAACAACTGGTACTTTTACATCTAGTATAAACGGGTTTTTATATGTTTTTTGTATTAGTTTCTCTGCCTCATCTTCTGAATTTAAATCCCATGACATAGAAAGTTTTAACATTCCTACTGCTATAGGATTATCTATCAATGCTCCTGTTTTTTTACTTGTATAACTATCATTGTCTGTATCTTCTATGTCTGCACTATATGATGAAGGTGTTGGTAAATTTTCTGTTTTTCCATGTTCTCTCCATATCATCTTAATCACCTACCATTACTATTGTATTTTTTCCAGTTCTTCTGGTTTTTGAATTTATATAATCTATTGTATCATCAAATATTTCTTTTCCTAAGTACTGTATTGTTATATGTACTGGTTGTCCATTGCCACTATTAAAGTCTGACAATACATCTTCAAATGTATCTCTCATTATGTTTTGTGGTGTTACAATTTCTGGGTTTGTTTTAGCTCCAGAATATTCACCTGCTAATACTGTTGTTGCTTCGGTTAAGACACCACCTTTGGCTAATCTTGGTATTTGTGGTACTTGTATTGTTGAAATCCAATTAAATGGTTTTACACCTAATATTTCAGAATTTTTTATTTTTCTTAATGCAGAATTTAATCCATTAAATGGAATGCTTATTACTTTATTTATTCCACTTATTATCGCATTTACTATTGATTTTAGTCCACTTAATATTCCTTCTTTTATTCCATCAAATATTTTTCCTCCTGTACTAAACACATTTTTAACAGCTTGCCATGCTTGACTGAATTTGTCTCTAAACCAATTTGGAATATTTCCAAATATAGATGTAATTCCATTCCAAGCTCCTTGTGCTCCTTCTTTTACTTTGTTTTTTATATTTTGCCAAGTTTCAGAAGTTTTGTTTGTTACCTGTTGCCAAATACTACTTATTGAATTTTTTATATCTGTAAATTTTTGAACTGCTGTATTTTTTATATTCTCCCATATCTGTTTTACATTATCCACTAAATTAGTTATTCCATTTAGCAAACCTTGCATTATAAAGTTTCCTTGTTCAGCCATAACTGTTGAAGGAGAATGTATTCCAAATGCTTTTTTAAATCCATTAATAAAAGGTGTAAAAATATGGTCTATTATCCATTGTCCCAAATTACCAAGTGCTTCTATAATTCCTTTAAATATTCCCTCAACAACATTTCCTCCACATTCTTGTATTTTTTCTTGAAAAAAATCCTTTGCTTTATCTAAAGCTTCGTTTATTTTTTCGCCTATAACCACACCAAGATTTACCAAGCTAGCACATGCTGAACCCAGTGCCTTAAATATTGCATCTGACACACCATTCCAATCAAAACCTTTAACAAAATCTAATAATCCATTAACAACAACACTCCAATCAAAAGTTTCAAAGAAACCTGTTATTGTATCAAATATTCCTTTTATTCCAGATGATAATGTATCACCCAAAGCTTTCCAGTTTATATTTTTAATAAAAGAAGTTAATCCATCACCAATAGCTTTTCCAAAATTTTCCCAGTTAAATGTTTTTACAAAACTTTGTCCTAAATAAATAACCGTATTTATACCTTGTGCAAATGTATTTCCTACTTGTTTCCAGTTTGTTGTTCCTATGAAACCATTTAAAAATTGTGCTATATTCGTTCCTATACTTTTTGCTGTGTTTTGTATCTTATTCCAAGGTATATTATTCATAGCTTCATTTAGTTTTTCTCCAATTGTTGCTCCAACCTCATACCAATTTCCATTTTTAATAGCATCTATAATACTATTAGGTGTATTATCTATTCCAGATAAGTCAAAACTTGGTGCTGTACTTCCACTACTACTTCCATTGTCCGAATTATTATCAGAAATATTATTTATTTCATTATGTACTCCTGCCAATTGCTTTGTTTCATTTTTTGCTTTTTTTGCACTTCCTGCCATACTTGCATATGAACTTGCACTTGCCTTTGCAAATATATTAACACCTGTTAATGCATAAGCCACACTTTGTACCGCTTTCATTAATTGATATACTAAGTTTGTCACAAATTGAATAACTGGTGCAAAAGCACTACCCATGGCATATTTCATATACTCTATGTTTGCACTTAATTGTTTAGCTCCTGCATTTTGGCTAGATAACCAACTTTGAGCACAACTACTCAATGTAGAATAAATGCTTCTTAAACTAAACAATGCTGTTGCATATTTTAGTACTGTTCCTATCCCACTTTTTATGCCAGTTCCAACACCTTTAGTTTTTGTTCCAATATTTTTAACAACATTTCCAATTGCTCCTGCTCCCTTTTTTATTAAATTTATAGGGTTCAAACATCTTGCTATATCACTTCCAACGTTTTTAAATGCTGTTCCTATTCTACCTGCTACTGTTTTTGTCTGTTCTATTTTAGATTTAAGAGCACTAAAAAAACTACCCAATTTGCTTTGAGTAGTTGCTGTTTGTGATGTTTGTTGTTCTAATTGTGACATTTTACTTTTTGCTTCACTTAACTGAGTATTATACATCTCTATTTCCATATATAATTTTTGTGCCTGACTATTTAATAATGTAAAATCTTTATTGTTTCCTAATGCATTATTAACTGTTGTATCCATTGCTTTATCATTAGCATTTATTCCTTCTGGTGTTACACTTTTTCTAGTATCCTCTACTATTTTATCAATTTGAGGATTTATTACGTTTAATTTCATTTGTCGAGCATTTATTTTTTCTTGTAAACTATCTATTTGCTTTTGTATTTGAGATATTTGTTTTTGTGCATCTTTATTATTAACTTTAATAGCTACTTCATTATTTTTTGAACTTTGTTTTAAATCTTGTACTTTTTTCTTTACAAAATTAGTAGCTTGTTGAACTTTATTTTGCATCTCTTTAGTATCAATTTTTGAAAAAGCTTCTTGGACTTGTTTCATTTGCTTTTTTATGTTCGGCACAATTTTCTCAAATTCTTTTAATGCTTCATCTATTTTTGCTGTTACAATTATCTCTATTTCTTCTACTGTAATAAGTCATTCCTCCTCTCTTTTTAAATTTTTAACAAAATAAAAACACTTACTTTATATAGTAAGTGTTCTCTCATATATTTAATTATTAATACATAGATGCTTCTATGATTTTAAAAGTAGCATTTTTCATTTCATTCATTTTATCTGATGTTACTAGTGTAAATATCTCAAAATTTTGGCTTTGTCCAGATGCTAAATCATTAGCATACACATAGTCTTCATTTATTCTTGCACCAGTTGTATCTACCGCTTCTATGTGAAAATAAAATGATTTCTTTTCACTAGTTTTATTTGTGACTTTTACTGTAAGTTTTGTATCTGTTATTCCATAGTTATCTTTTGTTACTTCAAATTCACCTAATTCAACATTTGCATCATTTGCCAAAACTTCTTCTGTACTTGCACCTGTTGCCTTATTTAAATCAGTACTAACCTCATTCAAACTATCTGATAAAGCTTTTTGAGAGTTAATAGTTATTACTATTGCTAAAACACATAAAATAACTCCAGCTATAGCTTGTCCTTTGCTTGCTTTTTTAACTAATGAAATTACTGCAAATATTACACCTATTGCTCCTAATACAAATGATAAATTGTTTACAATTGGAATAAATGATGTACATATCCCTATAATTCCTAATACCAAACCTGCTGTTGCAAAACCACTTTTCTTCTTCTCTTCCATAAGAGTCCCTCCTTTTATTTTATTATAAAAGAATTATATCACTTTTAGTTGTACTTTTATGTCGATTCTTGTCGCATGATATTATTTTTTATCATTTTTTAAATAAAATATTAAACATTTTTTGAATAGGTACCATCTTAGGATTTGCATTTGACATACTATCTGCTTGAATTAATTTGTTTGTAACTGCTTCTTGTAAAATAATTTGTTGTTTAAAATCATCTTGTAATTTAATTAAATTTGCTTCACAATATAAAGATACATTTTTATATCTTTCATTCCAAAACTCACTTGGTTTCATTCCAAAATAATATGCTAATGGTTCTAAACAATACACCATACTTTCTATTGTTTCAGCATCTTTTATATTTTCTACCATACTATCTAAGCTTGTGCCAACATTTCTTTTTCTGTTACTTGAGCTATTACTTTTTCCGCTGATGTTTTTATTATTGATTCCATATCCACTTCTGATAATGGATTTGATATTTTTTGTTTCAATTCCTCTTCGTTCATTTTGCTCTTGAAAAAACCCTCTTTGTTTATTTCCTCTGCTAATTCGTTAAAAATATCAGAGTATGATTTTTCTGTTTCTTCTTTATAATCATCTAAAAAGTCATACACCTCTTCACTTGTTTTGAATGATTTAATGCCAGCTTCATCCTCTGCAAAAATGTATATTATTTTAGATAATGCATCTAGATTACTTTCATTTACAACTTTGAAATATAAATCTTCAAAATTTTTTCCTTTTAATATATTTGTTATATTTACTATTTTTCTTGTTGTAAATACTAATTTTATTGTTTTGAATTTTGTTTCTAATTCCATTTTTTATTCTCTCCTTTGCAAAAGAGAGAAGGCTTATTTTTTTGCCTTCTCTATATTATTAGTGTCTATTTCTTCTTGTTCTGACACGACACTTACATCAGAACTAAGCTGTGGGAAATCCTTCTGTTTCTTCTACATCTCCATTTTTATATATTGTCATTTTATCCTTTAAATATTCCCCTACTGATACTTCTTGCATTGTTACAAACATTTTTCCTTTTAATGTTCTTACTATTGGTTTTCCACCTGATGGTGCAGTATGTGATGGATTTTGGAAGAACCAATATAACTCTTTATCTTTTAAAGTTCTTAGTGTCTTGTGTTGTGTATGTGTATAATATATATCTAATTCAATATTAGATGCTTTTTTAATTCCTGGTTGTGCAAATTCATAATCTAAATCTAATGCAGAACCAGTTATTTGGTCTGGTGCTTCCTCTAACACTGGGATTTTTTCTACAAATGCGACTTGTGTTCTTTCTCCTGTTTTTGTTTCAGCATAAAATACTTTCACCCATTTACTTACATTAGGCATTTCATTATTTTCAGTATTTTTGTCTACTATTTCATTTGCCATTTTTATTTCCTCCTATTATCTTATAAAATCAAATGAGTTCATTATAGCATTATAAACGACCTCAAATGTTATTGTTATACCGTATTTTTGCAGTATTTGGTCATATACTGCAGGACTGGTATTTGTCCTTGTAAAATTAAGTTCTTGAAGTTTCTTATCAACTTCATCTGCCGTTTTCATTGCTTGACGTTGCTTTTCATTCCAACAAGTTATTGATATTTGAAATGTAGATTTGATTGGAAATGCATTTTCAGTTAAGTTTACTGATTTCAAAGGTGTATGCAATTCCAAACAAGGAAATTTACTTGTTGTTGTGGGATTTGTTAATATTTGTTTATACTTTAATGATTCTAGTTTTTCATATACTAAATCACTAAATTCTAATTCACTTAAATCTTTCATTTGCATACCTCCTTTAACATCTCATCTAATTTTTTCTTAACTATATCTGCATTTTCATTCCTACTTTTAAAACCTGCATCGGCTATAAAATGGTTGGCTTTGCTTCCATGAGCAATATAAAAATCCATACCTTGAATATTTACAACTGGATAAGACAATGCTTTTTCAACTTTGCTCACTGGAATAAACCATTCTGTGTAACCACTTTGAATGAAGTGGTTGGTTTTTCCCACATGTTCCATTTCAGCATTAGCACCTGTCCCAAAATATTCAAAAAACAAATATGAAACTCCATTACTCATAAATTTAGAAGGGTCAGCATAAACTTTTCCCTTCACTTCTTTAGTAGACATATCAATCATTTCAACTAATATGCCTTCTTCATTATGTCCTTTTTCCAACCTTATAGCATAACCCCTAATGTTTTTTAATACATCTTCTGTTATCTTTTTTGCAGTTTGTGGTAGTTTTTTAACTATAGCATCTATATTTTTAAAATTACGTTTTACTTTTATATTACAATTGAAATTTATCATTGTATTTTCTCCATTCTATACACATAAGTACTTCCAATTTTATTTTTATCTAGTACTTTATACTCAGGAATAAACTTCTTTAATTTTGAGATATCTTCAAATGATATTCCATTGCCTTTTTGTATATCATAATCTCTAGTCGTACGACCTTTATATGTACTATAATCCACTTCACCAGTAGACTTTCTATCTAACTCATTGACATCTTGTTGCATGTTTAGCCAAGCTTGTCCTTTATATTTCCATACTTTATCTATTTCGCCATGGTCTTCTATTTCTTCGTATTCTGATATATATACTTTTGTTAAATCTCGTAATAGCATTATTTAATCCTCCTCAAACCAGATTTTATAATGTCATTTCTTAATTTATCTATTATATCTTCAAATGATGTTGAAATAGAACCTTCATTTCTACTTGTTAAACCTTCTGCACCTCTTGACAGATAGATTGCTTTTGTTGCTTTCTTAATATATGGAAATAACTTCTCATCATCTTTTTGCCTATTAGAAATATCAGAGGCAATAGAACTTACTTCCTCAAATATTTCATTTAAGACTTTTTCATCATCTTTATAATTAGATGCTAAATCTGATATTATTTTATCTATATTGTTAATTTCTGCCATTTCTATTGCCTCCGTTTCTATTCTTTATCTGTTTTGGTTTTATTATCTTTTTTCTTTTCTTCTTTTCTTATTCTTCCTATTATAGTAGCCATATTTTACTCCTATTCTGCTGGTGCATATGAGCAATATACACCTGCTAATTTATTTTCGTAAACATGTCCATATAAATTGTTGTTTCTATATTTGAACACATTGCTATCTCCATTTTGGTCTTCATCTGGTGTGAAGTATTTAATAAATTGGTCCATAGCTGTTACTACTGCTGTTTTTTCTACACATAAGAAGTTAATATCACTTGCTCCTGCTGCTTTTTTATAACCATAATTTGCTTTTCCATCATTTAATGTTACTGCTGTATACATTCTTGTTTGTGGAACTTCAATTATTGTTGAAAATCTTTCTAAAACTTTCTTTGATTTAGTTGTGTCTAAATCATCAACCATTCCTCTTAATGTTGGTGTTATGAATAAAATTCTATTTTCTGTTGAAACTTCATCTTCATCCATTTTATTTGTACAAGCTCTTAATGCTGATACAACTCCAGCACCATCACTTAATGTTTCTTCTTTTTCAGAAATTCCTTCTACACTTGCTATTTTTGCAATTCTTGCTGCATCTGTTTCTGGAACTACTTTTGTTCTTACAAATTCTCCAGATAATTTTGCAAAAGGTAATCCTAATGCTTCTTGATTGTCTAATCTATCTATTCTTAGGTCTTGGCTTCTTTCTTTATCATATTTTACTGTTTCCCATTTGAAAGTTGTTGAACCTTTTGTGTATCCATCATTTCTTGAGAAATCTCCTAAACCATCCATATCTAGTTTAGCAACTTTGATTTCTCCATTTAATCCTTTTTGTACTGTTGTTTCATCTCCATCTAATATAGATGTTTTTGCTTCGTTTTTATATACTTCATCTAATTTTGGTAAGTATATTGTTGATATTTCAATATTATTCATTTTTTAATCCTCCTATTTAATTAATCCCATTGCCTTTCTTATTGCTTCATCAGCACTTGGCTTATTACCTGATGGGTCAGGATTATATGGTGGTTTTTCTTTTGACCACTCATTTACTGCCTTCTCAACAATTCTGTCTTGAATTGCTTTTATAAGCTTTGTTTTGTCTTGTAATTGCTCTGCTGTCATGTTTTCATAATCAAAAAGATTTAGAAATTCTGGGTCAAATGCAGTGTCTTGTGTTGTTGCTATTTTTAGTGCTTCATCTTTTAAATCCCTAGCATTTAATTTCCTTTGAATTTCTTGGTTTGCTTCTTCTTGTTTCTTCAATTGATATTGAAGTTTTTGAGTTTCGTTCATTTGTGCTAATTTTTCAGCTTCTGACTTTTGTGTATCTCTTTCTAATTCCCATTGTTTTTTTGCATTTTCAATAGCAGTTTTATTAGAACTTGATACTCTTGAATCTAAAAATGATTGAAGTTCTTTGTCTGTCTTAATAAGTTCTTCATAATTAGTTCTTTCGCTTTTACTTGTTTCTGTTCCCTTTGAGTTCTCTGCCTCAGAGTTAACATTTTGATTGTTTTCTTGTTCCATTTGTTCCTCCTTGCCCCTTTAGTTCTCTGCCTAAAGTTGCTTAAAATTTATTTTGTTTGTTTTATAAAGCCTAACTACAAGAAAAACGGCATAAAAATAAGAGCTAGTCGACTTAGCTCTTGATTTATAATTATAAAATATTAATAACTTATTTATTGCTTGAACACTCCGTTGTATCTTTTAATACCTTATCTGGTGTATCAATTTCATTTGCTGTTTTTGTTATTTCATCTTCTATTATTGAACAAAACAAACTTACAAATGGTCTAAATATTGTAATTATAGTAAATATAATCCAATACCAAGTCTGCATTTGCAATTTAATGCTTAATATTAAGACTAATAACCACATATTATTCATCCTCCCTTGTTACTCCTTTTATAGCCCAAAATTGTGCTTCTTCTAATTTTGTTAATGCTAATGATGTTTCTCTACTTGGTTTGCACTTTAAATCAATTTCATCATAGATAATTGAGAAACATTCTCTTATATGTTGTATTCTGTTGTTTTTTTCTTCATCTACTGCTAAATATTTTGCTCTATCGTTCATTTTTTCACCTTCTTTCCATAATAAAAGCACCTACTTGCTAGTAAGTGCTAAAATTTACCTTTTATCATTTTATTATGATATTTTTTCCATTTTTCATATTGCTTTATTATTTCTTTTGGTGTATTTTCTTTCCATTTCCAAGGTTTTTCTTCTCCTAATGTATCTATTTGCCAATCTGTCCAAGGGTGTTCCATAGGCATCATATTAAATCATTCCTTTCATAACTTCTATTATGTTTTTGCTCAGTAATGAAGCATTTTGTTTATTAGCATAATAATCTGCAAATGCTTCTGCAATAATTTCTTGTCCTCTTTCTTTATATGCATATCCTGAAATATTTCTTATTAGTAAATCTTTTTCTTTTATATCATTAACACCTATTTTATTCAAGGCTTTATTTAATATTTTATTTACTGTTATATTATTTTCGCTATCAAAAACTATTGCATTATTATTGTTATGATTTAATTTTTTTATTATTTCTGTTACTGCTATATGTCCTATTTCATGTATTGACATATCTTTATAAGTTGTGTTATTAGGATGAAAATGCTTCTTAACATCCATTTCATATAATTGTTTTGGAACTTTACCATTATAAAATTTATTTTTATTTATATACATTACATATGTTCCATCTTTTTGTAATTCTACTGCTAGTCCACCATTTGGATGGTCTATTTCTTTTATTTCTTTAATCTTTCCTCTTATATTTGGAAAATCATTATATACTCTACTCATATTGTTTAATAATTCTTTTAAAACTTCTTTATCTATATGCCTTGTATTCATTTTTTTAATATTGTATTTTTCTTTTATATCTTTTTCAAATTTTGTATCAAATATATTAAATTGTTTCTCTGTTTCTAACTCAATATGCTTATTATTAGAATTATACACGATTGTACTTCTACAATAATGGAAATGATGTTGTACTGGTGGAAGATTTAAGCCCAGCACTAATCCATCACATCTAATTCTTTGTACTGTTAATTCTTTTTGTGTCTCACCATAATATCTATCAAATACATTTTCTTTGTTAATATAAAACTCTTGATTATTTAAACTATCACACATTAATGTTGTTTTATCATCTTCTACTGCAATAAATCTAACTTTTGAATTATCTTCCGTTACTTCTTTTATTCCTTCTACTTTTGCTAGATTATTTAAGCCAATCATTTGTAAATCTGCTGCACCTGATATTTTATCACCATTTATATTAAGCTTTTGATTATTTTGTCTATTTATTATTGTTTGAAACTCACTAGAATCGATTTCTAGGTCTTTTTGCATTTGCATATTATAAATTGCTTGTTTATATATTTGTTGTGCATTATACTGCATTGTTACTTCAATATATTGTTTCCAAGTTAGTCCGACTATAATTGGGTTGGTCTAATAATGAAAGAAATAAAGCCATCGCTAATATTGATGGCTTTTTCTTTTTATTTACTTCTTTCTGTCCGTTCTTCATAATAATAATTTGTATCTTCATACATTATTAGATTTTCATATTCATCTAGTTTTCTTTGTTCTTCTATATATGCACTATAAATTAATAATTCTAGTATTTCACTATTCTTTACTCTTGTTCTTCTATAAATATTGTTTGCTAATACACTAAAATAATTATTGTTTTTTAGTAATCCTTGTTCTTTCCATTGTTCTATATATGTATTTATTCTCTTCTTAGTTTTATTATCAGCTATGTTATATATGTTTTCTGTTGTAAAATTAAATGTATCAAAAATTTCCTGAAGTCTGTTCTGTGTTTGTTTTGATGTTTTATTATATAGTTGTTTCAATTGTTTCATATAATTATCGTGTTGTTCCCACATATAAAACACCTCTATTCTAATGTTATTTTTACTTCATTTAATTTACATACAATATTATTAGTTATTGAATCATTCTCTCTATTTTCAAAGTGTATCTCATTATCAGATATACTTGCATAAATAATTTTGTCATATATTTTATTGCTATATTCTATTTTTAATCCTTTAAGAATTTTGGGATTATATGGCTCTATCATCATTTTCTTTTTCTCCCTTCTTTATTAAAATATTTTTTCTTTCATTATCTTGTTTTGATTTACTATTATCTATTTTATTATTGGCTTCAATCTCTGTTGTATCTTGTCCTATTTTAGCCATATTTTCTAGATTTTTTTGAATGTTCTCTTCATTTTGTTTATCTATTTTTTCTAATTCTGAATTACTATCTAAATCATCTGGTAACATATCAATAATAGATGCATCACTTAATAATCCTCTTAATTTCAATGCTCTTGTTGTCTCAGTATCTTTGTCAGTTGGTAGATTTCTTTGTAAATCTATTTTTATGCTTCTAAAATCATAAGATTTATGTTTTCTTTTATTTATTCTATCTATAATTGTTTCCCATCTTCTTAATATTGCTTGTTTGAAATGTTTATCAGCATCTGTAATCATTTGCTCTAATGCAAAGAACTTTCTATCTAATGCACTTGCATTGTCTGCATTTGTAAATCCTAAATCTGTTATATTAGGCACTCCACTTATCATTGCTATTAAGTCTATTAATGTCTTTTTATGATTTTCTAATGCTGTATCTTGCACACTTTTTTCTACCCAAGCTATATCTCCTGTATTATCTGGAGTATAGAATACTTGCATTTTTAATAGTGCTTTATCTTCTTCTTCTCTTGCTTTATTTAATACTTGCTTTTCTTGTCCATTTTCATCTAATTCTGGATTTCCATCTTTGTCTAATTTTGTTACCATTAAATTATTTTGTGGGTCGTAGCCTGTTATTTTTAATTTTGCATCATCATTATATTGAAATGTATTTCTACTATTTTGTATTACTCTTTCATAAGCACAAATTAAAGAAACTACCAATTCAAAGCTTGATAGTCCCATTTCATTTTCTATTGCTATACAAGGAAGCATATTCCATTTGCTTTCCTCGAATTTTTGTTTATCTTCTTGTAATTTTGCATAATCATTTGGTGTTGGTGAATAATATCTTTTCCCATTTATTGTTGTTAATTCTACTATTGTCATCTCTGCACCATTTTTATCTCTTTCAGTCCATTTTCTTAATTGCCCTATTTGTTTTACTGGTGTTGAATAATCGAATATTCCTATTGTATTTAATGCACTTTGTTTAGTATATACTATTTCATTATCTTCATTCTCGTATAATACTTCATAGCATCCTCTCATTCCAAAATAATCAAATGCTAAATCAAAAAATTCTGTTGCATCATCATTATATTTACTTATATAATCTATTAATACTTTTAGTTCTTCATCTTTATTTGCATCTGTATTAAATGCTTTATTAAGTAACTTCTTTATTATATTTAATTTTGTTGGGTCTGATATTTTTTCAACATCATATACTGGTGCTTTTCCTGCAAAATACCCAGTTACCATTGAATTTATATAATTTTCAAATGCAACTTTTATTTTTTCATCATTTATACTTACTAGTTCAGAATTGTCTGTCTTTCTTCTTATTCTTTCATATAATTGTTTTCTTGCATTCCATTCTTTATCTGCTAACATTAATATTTGTGCTACACTGTTTTCATTTTCTAATGTTTCTGGATTCCATTGTATCATTGTTTTCCTCCTATATTGGTTTTATATAACCAAATTGTAATTTCTTTTGATTTATGTATTTTTCTACTGCATATCTCATTGCATCCATCAAATGGTTAAAATCATCTATTGGTCTATTTATTTTGTTACCAAACTTGTCCTCATCCCAAGTATAATTGCTTATTTCTGTTATAAAATTCACACATCTAGGATGTATTATTATTTCAAACTCTTGTATGAATTGAATACCATTGTTTATACTGTCTTTTCCTTTTAATGCTCCTGTGATATGTCTTAGCCCTAATCCTCTTAATTCATCTATTGACTTTGGTTCTGCACTATCTGCCGTTATCTTTTCTTTTGAATAGCCCATTTGATTTATTTGGTCATATATTGCTTTGTTACTCATTCCTTTTTGATATATTTCATCGTATACATAAATCTTTTTGTTTTTTAAATCTATTGCACCACAAAATAGTGCTGTTGGGTCGTTTGTATAACCAAAGTCTAACCCAAAAGCACTATCTAAGTTTCTTATTGTATTTAATTCAAATTTTTCTTCTTTCCAATTTTCATAAACCAATCCATCGACTATACCCCAGTTACCTAATCCTGCAACTTGATATCTTCTAGGATTATTTTTCTTCATTCTTTCAAATACTTTTTTATCTGCTTCATCTAGCCACTCGTTACAAAGATAATTTGTTGTCATTGCTAATATATCATCATCTTTAACATCAAAAAATCTTTTCTTAATCCAATGATGTTCATTCCAAGGATTTAATGTTATTGTTATTTGTTTAAATAATCCTTCTGGTACTTCTCCGTCTTATACTTTCATCTATTACATCAAAATCAGATTCTTTTGTTATTTCGTATGCTTCTTCAATCCACAACCAACATAAAACACCAATATCTACTGATATTGATGTTACTTTTAATGGATCATCTAATCCTCTGAAATATATTTTCTGTCCTGTAGGTTTGTATGTCATTTCTAATGGGCTTTCTTTTATTTCCCAAAAACTATCTACTTGTAATCTATGTATTGCCCACTTTAATTCTGTAAAGCAACTATCTTTTAATGTTCTAAATGTTTTTCTAATTACAAGTGTATTAGCTTTTTTATATTTCATCATGTTGCTTATTATCCATAATGCTGTTGTCTTGGATTTTTTACTTGCTCTTGAACCTTTGCATACTCTATATCTACATTTGCAATGCCAATACTCTGCATAACCTTTTCCAACTATACTTTGTAATGATATGTTATTTACTTGTTGTTGTGTATTTTTATTTATTATTTTATTCTGTAATATCATCTGTTATCACCACTGGTATATTTCCAGCAACTTCAACTTTTTCTTTAAATGTACCATATCTTTTTCCAAGTAGTTCTGCACATTTTGTTCTATCTTGTAATGAAGCATCTAATCCAAATTGGTCTTTTTCTTCTCCTCTCATTACTTTTGTTAAGTATTGTAATACTTCTTCTTGTGAGGCAATTCTATTATTTTCTAGTTGCTGTAATCGTTCTTGAATGAAATAGTTAAGTTTGGTTAAGTTTTCTGCTCCTATGTTCTTTGCTGTCTTAGAACTATACCCTGCTCTCTTTGCGCTTTCTGTTGCATTTGCAGTTTCTATATAATAATCTATAAATCTTTTTTGCTTTTCTGTTAATTTATTATAATCTTTTTCATCTTCCATCTGCCTCACTTCCTTTTCTATGTTCATCTATTAGATATTTCATTACATCTATTTTGTTATAACATTCTTCTTTTTGCTTATATCTATCTTGTAATTCAAATTCATCTGTTTTTTCATTGTATATTTCTACTTGTTCTCTTTTTAATATTTGGTATTTAGTGCAATATTTACAATTCTTTTCACTATAAAATTGAAAACTATTTATTTTATATATCTGTCCTTTTGTAGCTAAGGCATATAATAATTTGTTTATGTTTTTAGTTATATTCATTTAATTAAGCACCTCTCTTTAATTCTATAAGGACAAAATACTTTACCTTCTCTTAGATTAGTAATTTCTAAAAAAGAACAGTTTTTACACTGCTCTGGTAATTCACTCTTTATTTGTTTTAATTTCCATTTTTCATTATATTTTTGCTCTTCTTCTATCATCTCTAGCACTTCCTCACAACTGTCAAATTTACATACTTTACACTTTTTGTTCCCATTGGGGCATATCTTATTATCTATTAAACATTGAACCATACTCTATTCCTCTTCTGTGCATGTTAATTTTCCGTCTATTCTTCTTACTATTTTACATTCTATGTTCTTTGTGCATTTGCTACAGTTTTCTTTTTTATACTTTTCTATTCTTTCTTGATTAGTCATATGTACATCTCCTTCTTTTTATTTATAAACACTACGAAATATGTAAGTTATATATAATTGCACTCTAGAACTAAACGGCTTATACTTCATCTAATAGATTACTTTTTGCCACTCTGCTCTCTATATATGTTTACATACTTCGTACTATTTACATATTGACTTATTTGCTTTTTGTGTTATAATAGTTACACAATATGTCCTTGTAGCTCAGCTGGACAGAGCAACTCTTTTGCGAAGAGTTAGGTCAGGGGTTCGAATCCCCTCTTGGAATTTTTACCAGTTTATCTGGTATTTTTTATTTTACATTAATTATAATAATAAAAAGAATAGACATTTAAAACATCTATTCTTATACACACAAACTATTTGTAGCTAATACTTTTGCAATCTTGGGCTTGTTCATTTCTGAACGATTACACTTTTCATTAATAATATTTTATCATCTTTTAAGCGGACAAAACGGACATTTCTATTTTTTTTCTAAAAATCTTATTAATTTTTTTCTTGCTGTATCTTCATTGTTATAATTCATTAGAAACATTATCTGTAACCACGTTTTATTATCATTATATCTGTATCTTATTATATCTCTTAACTCTGCATTTTCTACATAATTTAGCTCATACTCTAATTGTAATCTCATTTTATCTAGTTTATATGTTTTGTCTTTTATCATCTTTTTGTATTTTCTTTTTAGTCCTGCATTTTTTGGTATTTCAACACCGTTCTATTACACAATTATGTTTTATGTATGGATAGCTTGTACTACTTCCTTGTACACTATCTTTTATTACTGTGCATTCTTTATTTTCTATTTTTTTTATTCTTTGTCTTAACCTTTCCAGTTCATTATTTGTATTTTCTATTTTATCTAAAAAGTCTTTATTCATTAGTGTGCCTCCTTTTTATATTTTCTCTTATCAATTCATCTTTTAAGTCATCTAAAATCTTATATGCTCTATTTAATTGTGTTTGAT